AGTTCTTTATCATCATAAACAATTTTAATAGTGATATTATCTTCTTTTGTTTTAAAAATTAACGTTCTAGATTGACCATAATGAACTGTAGTAAGATCTGAATTATCTCCAATACATTTAATATTATCTGTATTATAATAACATTTAAGATTATTGATAGCAATTGTATTAATATGTGCTAATGCGTGAATAAATATAGTTCCTACAAATCCAGAATCAGGAATAAATGAGAAATGACCATTACTAATTTTAGCAATGTTAATAAGCAGATCACTATCTAAAGAATAACCAAACCCAAATGTATATATATTAATTTTACTATTTATCATTTTACGTTTAAGGCAATGTAGAATACCTTGTGGTGGTAATAAATGAACGCTAGGTAAACCATCTGTTAAAAATAACAAAGATTGAATACGATTAGTATTAGTAAATTGTTGTAATCCAATATTTAAACCTGCCCAAATATTTGTAGCACCTTCTGTTCTTAAATTAGTAATAAGTGTTTTATTAATATTATCACTTGTTGTTAGTGGTACTAATACTCTTGCATCATTTGAAAATACTACAACAGATATACGATCATCTGGTTTCATACTTTCAATAATAGTAATTAAAGCGTGTTTAGTAATATCTAAAATAGTATATCCTATATCAACACTTTTACCATCTTGTTCAACTAAAGCGGGTGAATCCATAGAACCTGAAATATCAATAACAGCTACTATATCAACAGGAGGATATGAATTACCACCTTCAACCGTTTTAATATTAAGTTTGAAATAATTGTAATCATTAATAGTAGTTTTTTCACCAATAATACTTGAAATAATATTTTTTTCATATGTATAATCTATTTTAGTTGTTTTAGCATCAATAGCGTCTTTTAAAGATCTATTAGGTTTTAAATGTGATAAATCTAAATAGTTTCTAGTAATAGGTGAAGATTTATTATTTTTTAGCCATTTACAAATAGCATCATATTCATATGTATTACCTTCATTATCAATGTAAGGATTAATCATAACATTATGAGTTATAGGACATATAAAACACTGTTCCATTTTACATAATGGTTATTATCATATCATTTTTATATATAGGATTAAAAATATATAAAGATTATTTATTACATCTAAATGATTGCGATTCTAACCAAATATACCAAACATAGAACTACTAATATCATTTTCTTCAGTTTCATTTAATGTAGAAATATCATCGCTACATTTAAATATTACAGGTCTACTGGGTTTTAAAAATGTAAATATAGTTTCTAAAAGATATTTTAATTTACTATTTGATATGAAAATTGTAGTATCAATTAAAATAGTTTCGTTAATATTAACAGTATTTTCATTTCTAAAACATTTTACACAATCATAAACATTAGTAAAACCAATAAAACCTATTTTCTCTGTATCTAATTTAATTTTATAATTAAAATTTTTATTAATTATATTTACATAAAAATCATTTATAGACTTAATAAAATCTTTAATTTCTTCGTCATTAGGATATTCTTTTTTAATTTTACATTTTAATGTAGCATAATCTTTATTCTTTTTTTTACTATAATATGCGATAGTAAAATCATTATTTAGTAAAATAATCTTAAATTCATCCATTTTGTATTATATAAACATTATAAGCTTTATATTACATATAAATAATGAAAAAATTAGTTAATATACATAATAAAACTAAAGAAATTACAGAAGAATTATCACCTTTTAATACTACTAATATAATATTAAATAAAAGTGATTTAAATATTTTTTTCAAAAATCATAATGTTGATTATCAATTCAAAAACATAAATTTATTTAGAAATGCTTTTGTTCATAAAAGTTATTGTTGTATGAAAAATACTAATTTTACTGATAGTAATATTAGTTGTCCCGAAGATTGTTTGCCATTACAAGAAATGCCATATGAAAGATTAGAGTTTTTAGGTGATTCAATATTAGGATATATAATAGCAAAATATATGTATATTCGGTATCCTGATCAATCTGAAGGATTCTTATCAAAAATGCGAACTAAGATTGTAAATGGTAAAATGTTAGGATTCTTAAGTGAAAAAATAGGATTTAGTAAATTTGCAATAATATCAAAACAAATTGAAGATATAAATGGTCGTAGTAATTATAAAATAATGGAAGATATATTTGAAGCTTTTATAGGTGCATTATATATTGATAGTAATGATATTAATATTGTAGAACAATGGATTATTAATATTATTGAAAAATATATAGATTTTGTAGATTTAATAATGAAAAATACGAATTATAAAGATTCTTTAATATCTTATATGCAAAATAGATATCAAGATAATCCTAGATTTTTAGAAACTAATGTATCACATAATAGTTTATCATCTCAAAAAATATTTACATATATTGTGAAAGATCGTAATAATAATATATTAGGTAGTGCTACTGGTAATAATAAAAAAGAAGCTGAAAATAATTGTGCACTTGAAGCATTGAAGTATTATGGACAAGAAATATAAATTTTATTAATTGTGAAAACATCAATAAATATTTTTCATATTTTGATATTTGCCTTACTTTAGTTGTTAACATACAAGTTTCATTGTAATATTTATATTCAATTTGAGTTAATATACAATAATTTTTATTATAAATCCAAGATATATATACCAATAATGCTAGAATAGTATTGTAAGGACTAAAAGGATAAAGAACATATAAAATAAATAAATAATGAAAGAAAAATATAATATATTTGAACATTATTGTTTAACTTAAAAAATGAAAACATTATATTTTAATATACAAAATGGAAATTATCAACAATTATTGTGAAATGTTAAATCTAAATCAAGCTGTTAAATATAAAGCATATGACTTACAATTTAATATTAAAATTAAAAAACCTGAAACTTATCTTGCTTCTATATATTGTGCTTGCTTATGTTGTAATTCTACAAAATCAATAAAACAAATAATGGCATTAGACAAATCAATAAATCAAAAACTACTTAATAAAACTATCAAAATAATTAATAAAAATAATAAAATTCCTACATTTAATGTTGAAGATCTTATACCGCAAATGTGTTTTAATTTTAATTTACCAGTTTTCAAAGAACAAGAAGCTATTAATAATTGTAAAAAAATAAAAAATAAACTACCATCAACAAAAGCAATTATTGCTATTCTATTGACTTATGAAGAATTGACAGATGATATTTATGAAAAAGCATCTGTAGTTTCTGGTATAAGTAGTATAACATTGAAAAAATATATTAACTAAACTTATTCTACTTTAAACGAAATCGTAATACCACGTGATCTAAATAAGTTAAAAAATAAATTTGTTCCGTCGTGTGTTTTTAACCGTATATTTCTACCATTTGTGGATTGCAGTGGGGTTATACAGTTATCATTCATCCAACCATTATAATAAAATAACTCTTGGGCGTTATTAGTTAAAATAGTAATTACGTGTCCTACACTTTCTTCTTCAATTCAATTTTTTTTGTATTTACAATTTGTTGGTTGGAGTGGCTGGTACTGCTACTGTTTTACTTTAACTGTTTTTACTATTTTATACGGTTTTAGTTTAAACGAAATCATAATACCAAATGATTCATGTAAGTCAAAATGTAATGTTTCTCTGTCTGCTGTTTTTAACCGTATATTTCTACCATTTGTGGATTGCAGTGGGGTTACACAGTTACCATTCATCCAACCATTATAATAAAATAACTCTTGGGCGTTATCAGTTAAAATAGTAATTACGTGTCCTACACTCTCTTCTTCTGCGTGTCCTTCCTCTTCTTCTGCGTGTCCTACACTCTCTTCTTCTGCGTGTCCTTCCTCTCCCTCTGCGTGTCCTCCCTCTCCCTCTGCGTGTCCTTCCTCTCCCTCTGCGTGTCCTACCTCTCCCTCTGCTGCTATATCAGTATGTAGCATTTCTGACATTGCTTTCATTTCTGAATCTTCCGAAGATGCAAAAGATCTATCCATTTCTGAATCTTCCGAAGATGCAGAAGATCTATCCATTGCTGAATCTTCCGAAGATGCAGAAGATCTATCCATTGCTGAAACTTCCGGAGATGCAGAAGATCTATTAAAATTAAATAAAATAATTGATGCAAACTCAAATCCGTTTGTTACATAATCTAGATAATTTGAGCCTCTGGGTTTTTGCTCAACACAAATTGTTATTTTCTTACCATGTACTATTTTTTCATACAACTGTATAAAATGACCTGGTATTGATTTAAGTTTAAATTTAAAACCATATTCTAATAATATGTGTATTAAATTAAAAATATCTATAATCTTACCACCTTCTTCTAATATTATTTTATTTAAAGGTGTATTTGCTTTATGTTTTTCATATTGAGAAAAAGTTTTAAATATATCAGGTGCTATAGCTGTAAGTATACTAATAAAATCTCTAACAAAAGAAAAATCTGATGTAATACATTTTTTTTCTGTCATGGTAGAATTGCTATCATATTGTAAAACCAATAATTCGTATAATCTTGTTTGAATTATACGTGCAACAGAAGCTTCTTTAATTTTTTGTTGTGTTCTTACTTGTTTTAATTCTTTAATTCCTTCTTCTAAAAGAAATGTAATTATATTAGCAAATTCTCTTTTTAAATGATAAGGATACATTAAAGCAACTAAAATAGCATTAATCCAACAAGAACCTATGTGTGATTGTTGTACAATAGGAAAAATTTTATTATATGGTCTAGGACTAGGTCTTTCTAATGATTGTCTAAATTGCTCTGGATTTAACCAACTTACCTTATATTCAAAAAGCACATTTATTACATGAGGAAACATTCCAATATCTCTTGCAATTTCAGTTCCATATTCTTCTTCTATCCTAGGGTTAATTATTTGTTCCCTAACAATTCTCCACCATCTACCTTTACCTGTTGAGGTGGATTTTAAATATTTTTTTTGTTGTTGTGTAATTTGTTGTTGTTGTGTAGACTTAAAAGAAGTGTATATTTTTTTTTTTCTTTTTCTTTTTCTTTTAGGTATTTCTACCCCACCACCTACTATAACATCATAAAACAATAAATTAAATAATATAGATATTTTTTTATTTGGTTCTTTAAGATCAACTTTAGTTTTATTATTTTCAAGTTTTGATAATAAATTAACATAGGTTCTATAACCTTTAGTCATATCAATTTCAACATCTAGATTAAAGTGTTTTGAAAATAATCCAAGTTTATTAACACATAATATATTTAACCAATCTTTAAGATCTTTAATTTTTTGTTTTTTCTCAATTGTAAAAATGTATTTTAAAACTTTAAAATCTTTAGTTTTTCTAATATCATTAAGTTGATCTAAAACAAATTGTATTGTTTTAGATTTTTTAATCTCATCTATATCCTTATCAGGTTTTAAATATTTTTCGCAATATTTTTGAATAATAATTACAATCAAATCTAATTTTAATATTGTATTAGAATACATTTACTACTATATTAACATAAAATGTCCATAATAAAAACGGAATAGCATAAATAATATTTGATTTATAATACATTATAATTGTAACTATAATAGCTAATAATAATGCGATTAAATTGAAATAATTATTATCAGTATTTTGTAACCCTGATGTTAAAAAAGGATAAGATAAACAATATAAAATAGTTAAAACAATAAACCACGAATAAACCGAAGGGTATAATAAAAAATGAATATAGCCTAATAATCCTAAAATAATAATCCAAATAGAACCTATAATATATCCGGGTGGTAATTTACTATTTTTTTCATTGTCATTATTCCATCCTTGCGTATAAATATAAAAGTTAAGAACAATAGCTAAAATAATAGGAACTAATATATGAATATACCACATTTAATATTTATTTATATTTAATAAATGCCACCAACACTAATATTAGATTTAGATAATACTATAATTGGTAATATAACATATCAATTATTGGCACATACACTATGTAATAAAGTTAAAAAGAATTGTGGAATGGTTGCTAGTTGTTATAATGAAAAAACAGGTATAATTCGTCCATATTTTTGTAAGTTTATTTATACAATACGTGAAAAGTTTCCAGATATTAAGATCTATGTTTATACTGCTAGTCAAAAAGATTGGGCTTTAAAAGAAATAAAATGGATAGAAAAATGTTGTAATTTAAAATTTGATAGACCTATATTAACACGAGATGATTGTATTGAAATGGATAATTCATATTATAAATCAATACAAAAAATATCTAAACGTATTAAAACACTAGATAAAAATAATATTTTAATAATTGATAATAACGATGTATTTGTAGATTGTAAAGAAAGTTTTATAAAATGTCCAGATTATAATTATATATCTTTTGTTGATTTATGGAAAGTATTACCAAAAGCAATGTTAGATAAACAAGAAGTATTGATCTTTATGCAAAAACTAATAAAAGAAGGATATATAAATCCATATAATGTTGATGCTATTGGTGAAAATATAGATCAATCTTTAAGATATTTAAATTGGTATCAAAAAAAATTAACTATTATAAATAAAATTAATAATAAAAGCTATAATGATAGTTTTTGGAAAACTTTAATTAAAATAATATATAATACTGATAATTTTAAAGACATAAAAATGATATATAATTTAGAATTAAAAACATAATGTATTATAACGATGACTATTTTGTAAAATATTATAATGATCCTGAATTTGCACAACCACCACTTAGATTTTCAAAACACGCAATTCAACGTCAAAATGAAAGAAGACCACGCGTACATATTGGTGAAAAAAATGTTAATATTATTAAAAATAACATTGTCGTTACAACAATTACAAAATCTAAAAATGCATATCCTATTCAAGATAAATTAGAAAAATATATTTATCATAACAAAGTTGAATTTGATAAAGATCTAATTGGTAGGGTAATTGGTAAGAAAGGTAGTAATATTAAAACAGTAATTAATAAAGTAAAATGTCTGGTGTATAGTAGTAATTTTGAGTATTATATTGATAAAACTATTATTAACAATAAATGTTGTATTTATATTTTAACAAATACTAAAGATATTTTAAGTATTGCTACTAATGAATTGAATAACAATATAGCGATTATTTGTAACACACATAATAAAAAATGATATTGATATTATATATCAATTATAAAAATGGCACTATCCAATGTTGAAATCGCTGATAATATCATAGATCTGCTTAATAAAGTTAAAAAAAATGAAGCTTTTAATGATACTATTGATAAAAAAGAACAATGTAAATTATTTAATAAAATAGTAAAAGCAGGTATTAAAGGGCAAACTAATATTAATATTAAATCTTTTAAAAAAGAACCAAATAAATATAATATCTTTATTAAGGATATGATGCCTTCTGTAAAAAAAGAAAATCCGACCCTATCTAGTTCTGAAATATTTAAAATAATTGGTGCTCTATGGACTAAAGATCATCCTAAAAAAACTAAAGATACTGATAATACTAAAGATACTGATGATACTGATAATACTAAAGATACGGATAATACTAAAAAAACAGATAATACGGAAGAACCTAATAATACTGAAGAACCAGCTAATGCAAAAAAAATCAAAAAAAGTAAAAAGTAAAAAATAAATAATAATTCAGAAAGAAATAATATAATTTTATTATTAATAATACTTAAAGACTATTTATTATATATATATATATATAATGACAGATGATACTGATATAAAAAAAATATACCCATATTATGTTGAAAGAACTTCACATTATAAATCAATTTATGGTAATAATACTGTTTTATTAATGCAAGTTGGTGCATTTTACGAAATATATTCAGATTGTGATAAAGATAATATTGATATTAAAGGTATATCTGAAATAACACAACTATCAATTGCTGGTAAAAAATCTAATTATTATATGGCAGGTTTTAAAATAGAACTATTA